TGGGACTCCACCTCACACTCACGCGGGCACACTTCGCCGCTCAATCACTTACCAATATGACCCATCGACTGAGTCTGTGGTTGTCGGTGCTTTTATGGACGGTGCGCCGTATATCGCAAGCCTGCACGAGCACGGCGGCTCGCAGCAAATGGCGGCCTGGGCGTGGATTCCGCGGTATGACCGCGGCTACAAGGGCATCCTTGCTTGGTATCGCGTCGGCAAGGGTCCGAAGAGCAAGGCAAACTGGCAGATCACCAGCTTCCGCAAGACGTTCCCGTATCCGCAGCGCCCGTTCATGTTCCCTGCCATGCTTGAGGGCGTGAGGCGAGGCCGGATCGCTCAAGAGTTCGCCGGCCGCTTCCGCAGTGGGTGATCAACCGTTCAGGTATACTGGCAATAGGTGCCCACCCCACAAGAGGACGCTATGGCAACCACGATTCAACTCGGAAAAGACACGACGATTTCGGGCTTGACTGGCGTTCAAGACGTGTCATTGACGATTGAGGCCGAGAAGGTCGACGCCACGACCAAGGGCAGCACGGGGGTCTACAAACGGACCGTCGCTGGCCTGCAGGCACGCACGCTTGAGGCCACCGTGCTCGGCGACACGACGCAGTCCTACGGCAAGGCCGTCACGGTTACTGTAACGCCGAGCGGTGGCACTGCATTCGCGATCACCGGCGTTCTGACCAGTGCCAAGAGAACGCAACCGATCGCCGGGGCTGAGGCCGTGAGCGTCACGATCAAGCCGGGCATCGCTCTTGATTCTGGCGACCAGGTCACCATCTAGCACTGAGGGTTAAATGGCAAAATACAAGCTTGGAAAGAACGCACTGCTCACGGCACCTGGCGTGACGCTCGACAACGTCATTGACGTTGACCTCAACGCCAGCGGCGACGAAGTGGACGTCACCGTATTTGGCGACACAGAGAAGCAGGTCGGATGCGGCCTTTTAGACGTGACCGTTGAGGTGACGGCTACGAGTCACTCGGCCACCGTCGGACAGACCGGCCCCGTCACCGTCGGCGGCATGAGCGCCGTCGGCTGCGTGGTGCTTGACGTCAAGGACAAGGTGAGCCCAAAGGGTCGCCACGAATACACCATAAGCTACGCGCCGACCGTGTCCTGACGCAGAGGTGACCTGTGGCCAAGGTCCGCCTTGCGAAATCGCAGTCGGTCAGTGCCGACGGCGTTGTGCTATTGGGCACAAGGGACTTTGATGTTGATCTAGAGCTCGACACGGTCGACGTCACTCGGTGGGATTCTGCAGCACGCGGCGAGCTCACGCTCACCGAGATGAACACGGTCACGCTGCAGATTTACCACGCCGAAGACGTGCGGCGGTTCATGGCAAAGTGGAACCAGTTTCCGCCCAAGCCAATTCAGATTTCTGTGGATGGTGCGTCTGCAAAATTTCTCGTTCACAAAGTCAAGTTGAACGGGCAATTCTCTGGCGTGCTTTCCTACGATGTTGTCCTCAAACTATGGCCCTACAACTGATGGCAACCTTCAAAACGCTTGACGGCAAGCAGTGGCTCGTGGAGGTGAATTACCTCACCGTGAAGCGGGTTCGCGACCTGTGTGCTGTGAACGTGCTCGACATCTGCAACCTTGACAAGGAATCGCTCTCGGGCTGGGTCGCTGACGACCTGAAGGTGCTTGAGGTGATATGTGCCGTCGTGCGGCCGCAGCTGGCGTCTCTCGACATGGCCGACGAGGAATTCTTCGCAGCGTGCGACGGGGGCGTGCTCAAGGAAGCCGTCGAACGGCTTGTCGACCAGGTATCCGATTTTTTCCAAGAGCCCCGCAAGGGGCTGGTGAAGAAGGTGATCCAGAAGCTTCGGGAGACGGAGAAGAAGATGGAGGCCCAAGCGGAGAAGGCGATCGACGCGGCTCTGAGCCAGTTCGACTTCGAGGCGGCCCTCGCGACGCATGGGAGCTCGGGTTCCACCTCGCCGGCATCGCCGGAGTTGAGCCCTGGAGCTTCACCCTCCGAGAGCTCGTCTGGCTCTCCGACGGCCGGCAGCACGAAAACTGGACGCACACGGCGACGCTCATGAGCCTGTGGGCTCAGATCCACCATTCCGACGAAAGCGGCGAGCCTGCACCGACCATGTACACGTTCCACCCGTTCTACAAGGTGCCAAAGCCGAAGCCGATGGAGGCCACGCCAGACATCCTCATGGCATTCGGCTTCCGGCCTGTGACCACGGAGGTGCCAGATGGCGGCTAGCGCAGGGGCAATCCGGGCCGGCAGTGCCTACGTGGAAATCTTCGCCCGCGACGGGCAGTTCCAGCAGGCTATGAGCCGCATCCGTGCCCGCATGATGACGCTCGGCACGCAACTGCGGCAGGCTGGCACAAGCATGACGATAGGCGGAACGGCTATGGGGGCGCCGTTCATTTTTGCTGCTCGCACGGCGGCTGCGTTCAGCCTCGAGATGGCCCGCGTGCGGGCGAACACAGGGGCGACCGACCAGCAGTTTGCGTCGCTCAACTCGTCTGCCAAGAAATTCGCCGTTCAGTTCGGCCGGGCGCCGGAAGAGGTCGCGACCGCGATGAGCGAGCTCGCGAAGGCGGGCCTCGACGCCGAGGGCGTGATGAAGTCGATCTCGCCGATCCTCGCGGTGGCTGCCGCCGACAACATGGATCTCGCCAGGGCCGTCGAGGTCGTTGTGAGCACGATGGCACAGTTCCGCATGGGGACAGATGATTTTGGCACAATCGCCGACAAGCTGCAGGCAACAGCGAATGCGTCTACCACAAGCGTTGATTCGCTCGGCGAGGCTTTGACCTATGTCGGGCCAAAGGCATTCGCGGCAGGTCAGTCGCTGGACGACGTTCTTGCTTCGCTGGCCACGCTTGGAGACGCTGGCCTGCGAGGATCTCTGGGCGGCACTGGATTGGCGCGCATCATCGAATCCATTGCGAACGAAGAAGGGAAAATCGCCAAGCTAGGCGTCAGCACAAGAAAATTAGATGGAAACATGCGTCCGTTCATGGACATCATGGACGATCTCGGCAAAAAGGCTCCGACGGCGAACGTCGATTTCATCCGCGTGCTGACTGAGATATTTGAAATTCGTGGCGCGAACGCTGCCCAGTCGCTCTCGCAGATGAAAGAGAAGTTTGACCAGGTGATGGGCGTGCTCGGAAAATCAGACGGCACGGCGCTCGGCAAGGCCACGGCAGTGATGGGCTCCTTCGGAGGTGCCGTCAAGCAGCTGGGAGCCCAGTTCGGAGTGCTGCAAGTTCAAGTAATTGAATCGATGGGGCCGATCGCCACGCAGGCCGTGCAGGCGTTCACAAGATTACTGGCCGTCGTCGGCGGATTCATCTCACGCAACGGCACGATGGTCGCGATCGTGGCAGGCAGCGTGGCGGCCCTCTTCAGCCTCGGCGTTGCAACCCTGGCCGCCGGAATTGCCCTGCAGGGCCTCGCTACCGGCCTCCGTGTCATCCAAGCCATCCTGCCGATCATCCCGGCCCTCTTCTCGCCAATCGGCCTGTCGCTTGCCGCGATGGGCGCTGCAATCGCTGGCGGCGTGGTCATTGCTCGCACGCTCTCGCCGGCATTCCGAGAGGAAACCGACGCGATCATGGCGGCGCTCATGCGGCTGGATTTCGGTGCCGCGTGGTCTGTGATGAACGTCAATCTGGCGATCGCCCTGGTGCAGATGCACCAAGCATTTGCTCAAGCGTTTGACTTTGTGAAGAACACGGTAATCGCTACCTCGCGATTTATCGGCGACATGCTTATCGAAGGTCTCGACCGTTTCATGGGGCTCTTCGGTGAAGACATACTCACGATGCAGTCAGCATTTGAAAACCTTGGCGTGTATTTCCGTGCCGCGTTCGATTGGGATTTCGCGGTGAACGGAATGAGCGACGCGCTCAAGAAAGTTGAGGCACGCGTTGAGGAGGCCCGCAAGCGTGCCCCGACTGCAGACGCGAGGGCCGAGCAGCGGAAGCAGGAGCGGGAAAAGGAAGCACAAGGCCGCAACGAAGAAATCAAGCGACGCGACGCTGGCTTTGAGGACACGATCAAGGAGCTCAGGAAGGACGCGGCCAGGGCAAGGGATCGC